AAACCTTTAACGATTGCACAAAAAGGATTTTTGCACGATAAGGAGCGTATGATTTCTTCTGTCTTAATCAACGAAAAAAATGACCGACCGCACTCTTATGAACGCAGTCGGTCGTTTGCTTATAAGGTTTCTCTTACTGTTATTCCGCACTCGAACTCGATTTCGATTTCCTTGTTAGACAGCACGGTGATTTTCCGTACAAGGCTTTTGAACATCACTCGGTCGAACTCTTCAAGTATCTTTCCTGTTTGTAGCAGTTTGGTCACTTCTTCGATTCGGTAAGATGCGAGTTGGACTTTTCCTTGCTCGGACAGTATCTCTTCTTTTCTCATAAGCAGTTGGTCTATTTTCATTCCGACCTGCTGACTTTGCTGTTCATATTCTTTATCGGTAATCTCTCCGTTGTTCCTTTTCATCAGCAGTTCCATCATCTGCTCTTGTAGCTTTTCTATCTCGGCATTCACTTCATTTATCGCTGTCGCACAGGAGTCCGTTATTTCGCTCACGGTCGCACTTTGCAGTTTTTCGAGTATTCGTTCCTTGTCTCCTATAAGTTCGTTCAATGCCCTTACAAACGCTTTCTCAAGGGCTTCTTCTTTGATAGGTCGGCTCTTGCAGTATTCCGCTCCTGTGTTTTCGTGTCTTTTGCACACCCATATGTAGTACTTCTTATATTTGTTGTACTGTTGGTGTCTTCGGTAGGTTTCCCCGCATTCGCCGCATACTATCATTCCGCTGAACGGATATTTACCTGAAAACTTCCCGCATCCCGTTTCACCTGTACTTCGTAGCGACTGCCTATTTTGGAACTCTTGCTGTACCATGTCGAATGTCTCTTTCGATATGATAGCCGCATGGCTATCTTCCACATACCAGCTCTGCGCGAATCCTTCGTTTTTAATTCGCCTTGGGGATAGAAAGTCTGGAAGGTATGTTTTTTGCAGGTGGCAATCGCCCTTGTACTTTTCATTTTGCAGTATCGACTTCACCGTGGAAGGATGCCATGTTTCTCTGCCTGACGGCGATGCTATACCATCTCGCTCAAGTCCTTCAGCGATTTCTTTCAGACTTTTACCGTCAAGGAACTCCGCATATATCCTTCTGACCGTTATTGCCTCTTCTGGTACTATTTTTAGCACCGTTTCTTTCTTGTCTCTCGTATATCCAAGGAAGTGTTTCGTGTTAAGAATCACTTTCCCCTCTTGGAACTTTTTCTTGACACTCCACCTAATATTATTGGATATGCTCCGGCTTTCTTCTTCCGCAAGGCTTGCCATTATCGTAAGAACGAACTCGCTCCGCTCTTGTAGCGTGTCAAGGTTTTCTTTCTCGAATATGATTCCGATACCATCTGCTTTCAGTTTTCTTGCGGTCTGTACGCAGTCGAGTGTGTTTCTTGCGAATCGACTGACCGATTTCGTAATTATAAGGTCTATCTTTCCGTCTTCGCAGTCCTTTATCATTCGTTTGAACTGCACTCGCTTGGTATTCTTGCCACTCAAGCCGGGGTCGGCATAAATGTCAACCATCGTCCAATCATCATGGCTTGCTATGAGTTTGGTGAAGTGGTCTACCTGTGCCTCGTAACTGCTCTCCTGTTCTTCTTGGTCGGTCGACACGCGTGCGTATGCAGCCACTCGTATTTTTGGCTTTTGCCCCATCGCTATTGACAAAGGGTCAAGTCGTTCGACTCTTGTTTTCGCTGGTATAATCGTAATTTTGGGTTTAGTGTTTGCACAGTTTTCCATTGACATTTCCTGCCCTCCCGTTTGTATATTCTTTCGTTGTCTTATATCCATTTTGGAACTCGAATGTAATCTTCCAGTCTTTTACTGTTGCTTTTACAAGGAACTCCGCCATTTGTTCCGTCATCTCATCCGATTTCTTATATTTCCCTTTTACCATATCTCTCGTTCGTAGATTCTTTATGAGAGTTTCTTGTTCTTTTATCTTTATAAGTATTTTATCGGTTTCTTCTCGGCATTTACTTTCGGAGATATAACCTTTCGCTCGTAGTTGTCGCAGTTCTTGCTCGTTGGCAATTAGTTTTCGCAAGACCTCTTCTTGCTCCGTTATGCCGTTCACATCATTATTCGCGTCAAGACTTTCGTTGTAGGCTTCAATCAGCAATCTTGTAACGACTTCGTCTTTGATGTCATGCGATGTGCATTCCTTTACCCCATAAAAATCCTTTTTCCGACATGTCCACTTTATACACATATATGGAGTTCCGTGTGCCGAAGTTTTTCTTTTGAAACTCGTTCCGCACTCTCCGCATATCAGTTTTCCCGATAGCGGATATAACGCAGTAGGTGACCCCCTCGGTCTATATTTATTGCCACGTGCTATCATTATCTCCTGTGCTTTTTGGTAGTCTTCACGCGACACAATCGGTTCGTGATTGTCTTGGACATAATACTTGGGGAGTTCTCCGTAGTTGTATTTTTGTACTTTCATCACGCTATATGATTTTTGCATAATACTATCCCCGCAATATTTTTCATTTCGTAACATCCCCGTTATTGTCGATTTGCTCCATCGTCCCCCATGCATTGGGGTGTACCCTTCGTTTTCGAGAATATGGCATATGGTTCTAAACGAGTTGCCTTGCAGGTACAGTTCAAAGATTCTTCGCACTATGACCGCTTCTTTCTCGTTTATCACTAACTTTCCATCAATCATATCGTACCCAAGTATTTGCGTCAGTTCTACACTCCCGTTTGCGAATCGTTTCCGTGCCGCCCACTTTTGGTTTTGACTCATTGATATTAATTCTTCTTCGGCGAGACTTGCCATAACCGTGAGAATTAAACCGCACTTGGGGTCAAGGGTGTGTATGTTTTCGGACTCGAATATGATTTCCACACCTATATCTCGGAACTCTCGAACTATTTCCATTAACTCAACCTTGTTCCGAGCGAATCTCGAAACCGACTTCGTGTATATTCTGTCGATTTCGCCATTTCGTACTTTTTGAAACATTTTCTTGAGTCCATCACGTTTTTTCATACATCCCCCTCCAATTCCCTCATCGGAGAACAAGCCAACATACTCTACGGACTCGTCGCTTGCAAGTCGCTTCTGCCAATAATTAGACTGGAACGCGAAACTATCTTCTTGTGCTTCGCTATCGGTGCTGACACGAACATACGCACATACCCGTGGTTTCTCCTTCCTTGTTGTAGGTATCTCTTGAATATTCATTTCTCACGCTCCTTTCTCGTTCGTTTTTCGGCTCTGCCGACTGGATTTGAACTGCGATAAAAAATTTGTCCCACCCATATTACTGGGCAGGACAAACAATACCGTGCTCACTTATAAAAGTCCAGACAAAAAACTGCTTTATTCTGAAACTTTTTTGACAATTCTTTCCTTCTCTGCCGAAGTGATTAGCCCCCTTTTCAAAAGACTTTTTAATACGCTTTCAATTATTAGTTTTTCCATCGTTTTTATCGTCCTTTTTGCCAAGTTGCTTGATGATTTGGTTCGTTCCCGTAGCCGTCAGTCCGCTCGCACCGCCGATGACGATTGCCACCACGATATTCGGCGCGGGGATGATGCTCGGCAAAGCGTAAAAACAAATAATGCCACACACGATTCCGAGCGCCGTTGCAATAAGCGGAATACACCGCTTGAACTTTTCGTTCTCTCCGACTGCGTGTTTAATGACGTTGATTGTCCAGTACACGACCGCAGCAATCGCTGGGACGCTGATTAAATTCAAATACTGTTCCATTTATCTTCCCCCCTCCTTATTTCTTGGAATTCTGTTCGAGCAAATACTCGTAGAGTTCATCCTTTACTTCCGCATAGGCTTTCATCGCCTCTTTCATCTCGCCGTTGGTTTTCCCGTCTCGAATGGCTACCGCATCCGCATACGTCAATTTCCCAACAGCATCTATACTTTTTAGTATCAGCATGTTCTCTTTGGCTTTTGCTCTGTCTCGCTCTTCATCTTTCTTTTGCTTTTTCTTGAAAAATCTTTGCAAGAAAAAGAGCACCATTCCGCTGATGATGCTCGCACACACACTCACTATTATCGATATCATATTATACATGCTGTTTTGAAATATCTCCGCCGCCGACAAGCGATGCCGTATTTACTCCACCTTCGTTGTTAAAGAGGTTATTTACTACATTGCCTACTGTGGTCTCGCTTTCGTTTTCCACAACAACCCCGTTCGCTACGAAAGCATCCCCCTTGATGGTTCGGTAGTTATACACAGTGGTATCATCCGCAGTAACTTCTCGCCTTACCCCAACTATTGTTTTTTCTCCATCCTTGCCGATTAGCCTTGTTCCGACACTGATTTGCTCTTGTCCGTTATCGTCCCATACTGATATAAAGCCGTCTTTTGTCAAAACTTTGTGTTTTGGTGTAATGGACAGTTCTGTACCATCGCCAAAAGAAAGGGTGTATATACTTGTCGGTTCGGTCAGGATATACCTCTTCAACACCAATGTTTGAACAAACGATTTTTTCTCTTTGTCATACGCCACGATTTTGTTGCCTGTAATAAGCGTGCGTGCTTCTTTGGTATCTCCATTAAGCGATGTTAATATCTTACTGTCGGCAGATACACAGCCGCCACCGCCGCCACTACTACTCGATGATTTTGCAGTGAAACTCAATGTCATATCAGAATCAATGAATCGGATTGATGTGTATGAGTTCATTGAATAGCCAGATGCAGCGGTCGGTGAAAAAGAAAAAGTCGACCCAAATATTGCCGAGATTGTTGTTGTTGACGTTACTGTTCCCGAACCTGTTGCGCCTGTTTTTGTTGTGTAACTGTATGCGACCTTACTGACCCCGGTTCCTATGCTGATTGTTAGTTTCATTTCTTTGGCAAAAATAAGCGTTGTATCCTTATAGATTGCCCTTATCCCAAAATAACTTCCCATAGATACCCCCTTATTTAATGATGGTGATGTACCCGGCAGTACCTGTTGCCGTATAATCGGTTTCTTCTTTCACTGTGTACCATGTGCCACCAATTTGCAGTTTTCCGAGTTTCGAATCAACAGTTGCGAACTTTGTTTTAATCGTCCCCGTAGATGTGTTATAATCGTCTGCCTTTACAGCCGTTTCCGCTGCTATCGGCAAATCGGTAAGAGTGCCGTTGGCATTCTTAATTTTCGGTCTGTAAGCCATTCACGATACCCCCTTATACTACTTTGAAGAAAAGTCCGCCCGTTGCAAGAGATGCGCTCGGAGTGGTCTGTTCGCTCGTGCCAATTTCAATCATCTGTCCGCCTGCGACTGCAATACCTTTAGCATTGACCTGAACGGCAGAATAAGTTCCTGCGGCTACACCGCTATCCCCCAATGTGACCGAAACCGTCTTATTCGCAGAGCCGTCCACGCTCTGACTTCCCGATCCGCTAATAGCAGTCGAGCCGTCTTTCTTGACACCCGAATTGACGCTTACACCGAGCGTTCTCGCCGCAGTCCACTTGCCCGCCGAAGTCGCGCTCGTTGCCGTATCAGCACTGGTTGCTTTATCTGCTTTCGTAGCTGCGCCGACCTTAGTCGTTCCGTTCTTGATATTGGCAATCTCGGTGTTATTGGTATTTGCCTGACTCTTTGCCGCATCCGCAGTCGTTTTTACTTCGCCGATAGCACCGACTACTGTCTTTGCCGTGGTCGCAAGCGTGTTGTCCGTCTTCGTCTGATATGCAGCAAGGTCAACTTTTTGCGATTCAAGTGCGCTGATTTCAAAGTACCCGTAAGTACCAGTGTTGTTATCGAGAACCTTGCTTACCCAATAGTCGGGAGTATCCAAAGCCTTGATAAAGATATTATCGCCCACTTTGTAGTCGGTTTTAGCAGCCGCTTTCAATGCGGTTGTCATTGCCGCCACAGTATCGAACGAAACAGCCTTCGCTCTGCCTTCCGCAAGTGCGTATGCGCTGTTTGCCTTGTTCTGTGCATTGGTTACGGCAGTGCGAATGTCCGAGTGTGCCGTTCCTGACGTATTGTGAGTGTTCACCGCTCCGCTCGGTTCAGCGCCGATGTTTGCGGGAGTAAGGTTGACAGTGCCTTTTCTGTAAGCGGTTTCTTTATCGCCCTTGACACCCGTTACTATACCGCCACCCGTGATGCCTTTGACCTGCTCGTAGACTTCATCTATTGCGCCCTGCACATTCTCCGCCGAAATGCCCGCCGCCGTACCACTGTACTTGACAACTTCCGCCTCGGTTTCGGGATGGATTAAGACGGTATCTTCCGCGCTGACTTTCTGAATAATCTGAAACTTGTTTGTAGTTTGAGCCATTTTATTTTTCCTCCATTTTCTTGAATACAAAATCGCCGTCCGGGATGTCTTCGGTTATCTTATCAACCGCCTGTAATTTCCCTTTGGCAAGTTCTCCGAGTTTAATCTTATTCGTTTCGCCGTTTTCTCCAACGACAAGAATAAAGGAGTCGCGTTTTTCGACTCCCAGTTTGATTTCCTCATAGTCCGTCACATCGTTCGACAATAGGTTCAGTTCACTCGCCGTCATTTTCCCGTCAAGCGGTTTCCCGTTGATGGACGGCTTGTTCTTTAACCGATTGTAGTTGTAGGATACGGTAATTCCGGGCATGACGTTTACTTGTCCCTGATTACCATAATAGTTTTTATCCGCCATTTTCCACCCTCTCTAATACTTCTATTTTTTGACGATGCACGAGCGTGACCTCTTGCTCGTCTATCAAGGTGGCGATGATGTCGTATTTCAAAAAACCTGTTTTGAAGTCCTTTGTAACTTCACCCGGTATTCGAACGCGGAATTCGTCCTCTTCTCTATCCGCCTCTTCTTCGATTCCAAGTTCTTTGCACGCGAACACCACCTTTTCTATCAGTTCAGGGTCGACATTTCCGAACGACAAACCGAACTCGAAAACATCGCCTTTCACCACTTGCAGCATAGCCGCTATTCTTCCACGAAAACGATAGAGGAAATCGTTGTCGTTGTTCCGCTTTTAACTTTCTTTTCTACCTTGCACGATATCTCTTTCAAGTGCTTTTCGTTCTCGGCAAGGTTGTTGAAGATGTCAGGCGTTACTTGGTCTTCTGCTTTATAATCGCTCTTTGGTTCTTTCCAATTCGCCATTCATACCCTCCTTATATCGTTCTTCCGCGCGTTTCTTGTTTCAATCCGCCATCGAAAGTAAACTTGTTGTACTCGCACACAAGGTCTTGGCTGTCACCGAACCGATCTACCGACACATACTTCTCTCCGAGATTGAGTTCCGGGTTACCGCGCCAAGTAGTTGTTATGACACCCTCTCCCGCGTGCATCTTTTCAAGCAAGAAATTTGCAATGTATTCCGCTTGGTCGTGGCTTTGTACAAGATCGCTTGACGGGTGAGAATACTCGGTTATTCCGTTGTTACGCACGCTTTCATCGTCCTGTTTGGTCAAAGTCTTTGTCGTTATCTCGATTGCCTTGCCCGTGACCGTCAGCACCGCCTTTTGCTTTTCGGCTGTCTTGTTCTTCGCAACGACCGAGCAAGCATTAACACCGCCTTGGAAGTCGGTCAATAGCACGTTTAAGTTATCCGTTTCCATTGCAGGGTACGCAACTTCGGTATTATAATCGAGCGTCAGTTCAAGCGATGCATTCGGCTCTATATTAAGTTCGACCGATACCGCTTCGACAGTATCGTTCGACAAGGATACGTCACAGTATTCCACAGAAATACGGTTCGCAAACTCGGTCAGAGAAACACTCGATGAGTACGAAAACATATTGCTTTTGTCTATCTGTATTGCCGTCTTTGTTTTTGTTTCTTTCTCAGAGCGGACATTGATTTTATCTTCTCGGTCTACAAACACTTTGCATAGTCCCGCATTGGCAATTTCCTGTAATGCGTCCCAAGCCGTTCCCTTTGGCAGGAATGCCATCGGCACAACCACCGATTGCAAGTCTTTTGAGATGACGATAGTGTCTGTCGTTTCCCCTATTTTCAAGAGAATGTCGGTGGCAATATCGTATAGCGTTGCGTTCTCCGTCAGCGGAAAGCCGACATAGGTCTTCTTCTGTAACCGCATCAGCCTGTCTACCGCACTGCACTTTACCCATTGAGAGTCTTGGTTTATCTGCCATTCGTCCGAATAGAACGTGCCGAGCGGTTGATATTTGACTACCCCGTTGGTTTCAATACCGATACTCGGCATCAGTTTTCGGTCGAGTATCATAAGCGAACGGAGATAGCCTTTGTCGAACTTTCTGTCCTTGTTGAAGATATTTACAGTCATCGTGTCGGATACTATGTTGTAGTTTCCGTCCGCCGCTCCCATCTCTTCGGACACTTCGAACATTTCAATGGCATCGCCCTCGTACCGCTCCATCATTCGGTCGTAGAACTTCAATATTTTCGCACAGGCATTCGGCTTGCTCCACTTGATTATCGTCAGCCTGATGGATGTAATGTCTTCAAGCTGCGGAGTCAATCGCACTTGTATCTGATTATTGACGGTCACACTATCCGAGTGAACAATCTTCCCATCTCGTTTGTACTGCAAAATGAAGTCGACCGGGTATTCATTCCGCTTTTCATCGCCCAATACTACCCAAGAGATTATCGGACGCTTGACAAACGATATCTCGATCCACGGTGCATTCGCAAACACACCATTACTACCCGACAGCGAACCGCTCCACCAACCGAGAACGACCGAATCGTCCATCATCTGAAACGAGCCGTCCATTGTTGCATTGCCGTCCATCGTACAGCCTTTTACGGTCGGCACAAGGTATGCGCCGAACACTTCGTCCGGGTGACTGATAGCCGAATTACCGCTTTCCGTTGTTTGAATGTCCTTACTGATTTCCGTATCCGAGTAGATAACATCCACTCTGCCGAGTATTTTTCGTGGATTATCCGTATATTCCATAGGTTATCTCTCCACAAAATCAACGCTGACGCTTGCCCACATTATCTTGCCTTTCGCCCAATCGTATCGTGGCTGACAGGACAAGTCCTGCGGACGAGCGGTCATCGACGTCAACTTCCCCGTTTCGGGATCGTTGTAGTCTATCGTCACGAACGAGCCGCTTTTCGTTTCGGCAGTCAAAAGTCCCATATCCTCTTTCGAGAGATATTTCCACGACACTTCGACCTTTCTCTTTCTCCCTATAAGGTCCACGACCATTGTGCCGTCCATCGTTCTTTCCGATTTATCCAACACTTCGGTCGAGCAAGTGAGTTCGGTCGGCGCTTTTATCGTCTTACTGTTTATCTTAAAGAAAACCGCCACTTTACACCTCCCTTAAAGCAATGCCGTTTCGCTTGTATTCTTTGTTCAGTCTCGGCATAATAAGCCTTGCGAACTGCTGTCCGTCAATCTCCAAAACGATGTCTTTTTGCTCTTCTCCACCGTTATTGCCGATTGCCGCTATCCCTTGGAGCATTCCGTTGACCATATCCCCGTAGGGACTGCTTCCGCTACCGACTACCGCGCGATTTGCCGATGCGGTGATGTTCAGCGAAGACGCGACCTGTGCCGCCGCTTGCTGCAACATAGGCGTATTGTCGTACATTCCGTCTGCCATCATATCCATTAGGTTCGGTATCCACTCGTCTGCCGTATGTCCCGGACCTTTCTTTGTCGGCGAGCCGAAACCGAGAAAGTCTTTTATCGACTGTCCGACCGATTTTACTCCGTCTACGACTTTACTCCATGCTTTCTTTATGCCGTCGCCGATATTATTAATTAGGTTTTTACCCCAGTTGAACGCTTGCTTGAACAGGTTGCTAAAGTAGTCTCCGATACTTGAAAACAACCCCGTTATCTTATCCCAAATCCAACCGCATACCGAGCAGATCCCGTTCCAAATATTCGTGAAAAAGCCGCTGATACCCGTCCAAATATTGCGGAAGATATCCAGCACATTCACACCGATACCTTGGAAAAAGTCTACGAACCCTTGTCCAAAGCCTTTGATAAACTCCCAAATACCGAGAAAGATATTCTTAATAGCGCTCCAAATACTCGTAGCAATGTTCTGCATATGCGTCCACGCATCCGACCAATCGCCTTTGAGTATCGCACACACGAACTTGATTACTTCGATGATAGCGTTCGCCACATCCAAGACAGCGCTCAAAAACGGTCCGAGCGCGGCGATGATTCCGTTGACCACTCCGACTACCAATCCGTACAGCACTTCGATTACTTTGCCTATTAACTCAAACACGGGCTTTAGGAGTTGATATAGTTCAATTATGGTATCCCAAAGCGATGCGAAGAGTGCCTTTATCTTCTCCCATAACGGTTCTACATAGTTTAGGAATTTCAACCCCGCATTGCTTATAACGTCAAACGCACTTTTTATAATCGTCCAAAGACGGGTGAAAACGTCCGAAACGACTTTGAGTATCTGCTTGCCGTATTTTTCCCAAAACGTCTTGATTCCATTGACTGTATCAAGTACGATTTTCTTTACGAGCGGCCATACTTTCTTGGCTATAGCAAGCACTTTCGAGAAGACCTCTTTCACGCATTTCCAAACCGTTTTCAAGGCTTGCACGACTGCCGCTTTGATGCGTTCTCCGTTCTCGTCCCACCACGCTTTTATAGTGTTGGCTACGCTTATAATGACAGACTTAATCTTCTCCCATATGCGTATTACGGCATTACGGAAGTCTTCGTTGGTCTTCCATAAATACACGAGCAAAGCGACTACCGCCGCTATTGCTAAACCGATGAGCCCCGCTTTCGTGAATAGGACTTTTGCCACCTTAATGATTGTGCCGAGACTGCCGACAAGTTTCCCTATTACGATAAGTAATGGTCCGATTGCCGCCGCAAGCAGTGCTATAATTACGATTTGCTTTCTCGTCCCCATAGAAAGTCCCATAATCTTTGCCGTTAGCGGTGAGATGTACTTTGTTATAAACTGCCGAATGAGCGGAATCAACACATCGCCAAAGGAGATCGCTATCTCTTCAAGCTCGGATTTCAGGATCTTCCATTGTCCTTGCAAAGTATCGAGCTGCGTTGCCGCCATGTCGGTCGCTTTGTTCGTTCCCGTAATGGCTTTGGTCATTCCCCTTACGGCATCACCGCCCGCCGACATCAAGGCAAGCATACCCGGACCGCCCCTTGCTCCAAATATCTTCATTGCTTGCGAGGTGTCCATTCCCGCATCTCTTAACCTGTCAAGAATTGATGCGAAATCGTTGGTTGCCGGATTCACGTCTTCTACGGCTATGCCGAGTTCTTCAAAGACTCCGAGTGCCGCCGTTGACGGATTCATAAGAGATACGAATGCTTGTCGAAGCGAAGTTCCTGCCGTACTTCCGTCATAGCCTGCATCGTATAACACGGACAGTGCGCCGACCGTTTCTTCTATCGTATAGCCGAGGCTGTTTGCCACAGGACCAACATACCCCATTGAGTTTGCGAGTTTATCCATCGATGCCATAGAGTCACCGATTGCCGCCGCAAACACATTCGTTACTCTTTCCGCTTGGTTTGCCTCCAACCCGAACTGGTTCAAAGTCGAAATAACGGTTTCGGTTGTGAATGCCAAGTCGCTTTGTGTTGCCGATGCAAGGTTTAGGGTTGCCTCGATGGAGTCTGCCATCTGGTCTACCTTGTAACCTGCCGACGCCATATAATACAAAGCGTCCGCCGCGTCCGATGCCGAGAAAACCGTCTTCGCCCCCATTTCACGGGCGATTGACGTCATTCTTGCGAGTTCTTCGCTCGTAGCGCCTGCGACAGATGCCGCGTTTGCCATCGACTGCTCGAACTGTTGCGACACCATGACTGACTTCGTGCCGAGTGCCACAAGCGGAGCCGTGACGGTTGCAGAGAGTTTCGTTCCCGCTTTCGTCAGACTTGCCGACACCTTTTGTATCTTCTTTTGGGCATTATCTAACCCTTTCGAGAGCGAGGATATGTCCGCCGCTATCTTTACCACAAGGTTTCTTATAACCGCCAACTGTCCTCACCCCCTATTTGATTATTACCCCTTGCTCTGCCGCCATTGCTTTGAGTACGGCATCACCCGCCGAGTTTGTTTTTTTCGGTTTCTTCCTTATATCTTTCAATACCTTTGAAAGGCTCGGCAACTTCTTCTGCCTTGCGAATGCTTCCGTATGCCATGCAAGCGTGATGTTATCCTCGAACAGACGAGTTTCTCGCTCGCGTTTTTGCTTTGCAAGCAGCATGACTTCATACGGAGTGTAATTGCCGATTTGTATGGGATCTATGTCAAAGAACACGACTGCCTTTTCGCAAAACTCGGAAAGGTCAAAGGCAGTCTCACTTATTCCCCCTGTTTACCTTCTGCCTTGCCGAATGCAAGCGTAAAGGCTTCGCCGAGTTTGTCCGCAATCTCGGTGATGTTTGAATACTCGTCAATCAGGTCACCGACCTTTTCGAGTGTAAGGGTTTTGTCTTCGTGGCAAAGCCCCGCATACACGATAATGAGCAAGTCTTTGATACCCATGTGCGAAAGGTCAAGTGCTGTAATGTTCTTTCCTGTAAGGTCTTCCACATTGACGAGCGCATTGATGCCGTATCTCAATGTTCTGGGTTTATCCAGATTGATGGTTACTCCGTTCTTCATTCTTACTCTCCTTTATGGAAACTCAATTCGCCCGTACCCGTAAGTTCAAGGCTGATGCTGACCACGTCATCCACCGGGTCTTCGATTGACAAACTGCTGATGTATGCCGTTCCCTGATAGTAGTTGGAATTATCCACATACAGTTTTACGGTTACGGTCGTGCCTGCGAGATATGCCTCTTGCAATGCCGCTTGACCTTGGGTGTCGGTCGGCACTTCGTAATCTCCCTCCGAACTTGCCGTCCACTCTTTAAGTCCCGTGATGTAGTTTTTCCAGTCATCGCCGAGAGCGGTCGTTTCCAAAGTTTCAAGCGACAGTTCAAGCGACCAGTTCTTGATTGCGGCTACCTTTTGGTTTCCGCTCTCACCGATAATCACTTTTCCGTTTTTACCTGCTACCGCCATATAGTCCTCCTATTTTTCGTTGTAATAAAATTCGAACTCGATGCTCGACAGGTACTCTTCCGTATTGAATTTCAATGCGGTGTTCCCGTTGTACTCGTAGTCCGTTTTAATGAAAACGGCTTGGATTTCCAAGCCGCACATATTTCCGTGAAAGTCTTGAAAGGCACGCTTTACCATTCTCGACAATTCTCTTGCTTTCTTGAATGTTCTGTCGTGGCACACGAACTGCATCGTCTGCCTGACAAACCCCGTATCGCCTTGCAGAGCCGAATCGTAGTTGGCAAGCACGGGCGAATAAACGATTGCCGGGAGTGGCGCGTCTTCGGGGAGCATTATGGGGAATATCTTATTTCCCACACGTTCTCTTATCTGTTCGTTTTTGCTTAAATACGCATATATTGCTTGGCAGATGTCCGTCATAGTTTTCTCCCCACCGCATTCGAGATTGCTTTCACGATCTCATCGTTAATCTTGTCGATGTTTTCGTCCACGGCATTTCGTAGAAACGGGTTGGCAGCTCTTCCCCTTGCACCGAGTTCTACGAACGTGCCGTATCGGAGTGACTTGTCATAGTCTACCGACACGGTCGCTTTGGTTTCCGTGGCTTTGCCTTCGTTGAGTTTCAGACTCGCTTTCAGCGTTCCCGTATCCACGGGGCAATTCCGCCTCGCATCGTCAAGCGCAATTTTGCCGCCTGCCTTTGCTCCCGTCATAAGTACAGATGACGCGGCATCTTCCATTGCTCGGATATCTTTCACGAGTTTGTCTGCGCCTTCCACTTTCGTTTTAACCTTCCGCTGCTTTGCGCTGTAACCCATTGTTCACGATCTCCTTGCAATTGAGTATTGTGGCTTTATGCCCCGTTTTATCGTCCGAAACTCCGATTATTTCATATAACGAGTTCCCGTACCTAACGCGATTTAGAACGGTCACGTTAGTCGTGTATCGGAGCGTTATCTTCACCACCGTTTCCGCTGAAACTTGCTGCGCCGTGTAATACTCCGTACCGCTCACAGGCTCGATACTCGCCCATCTTACGTCCGTTGTCACCCATGTTCCTTCTTGCCCGCCGAAATCGTCTCTCTCCCACACAAAGGTCAGGATTTCCACCTTTCGGTTCAGTTTTCCTATATCCATCAGAACCTCTCTTTCCTGTAAGCGAACAGCATTCGCCTGACAAGGTCAAGGGTTTCGGATATATCGATACCCGTCTTATCCTTGGAGATTTGTCTTTCTTCGTAAAGCGTGGCTACAACGATAAGCATTGCCTGCCGCACGGTTTCGGGAAGAGGCTCGATTTCCGCAAGCGGTCTTCGAAGCACGTCTTCCGTCAGTTCCCGCGCCGCTACTATAAGCGAGGCTATGAGATTTTCCTCGTCATCGCCGTCAACTCTCAAAAACTCTTTGGCTTCTTGAAGAGTAATCATACTCAAACCTCCCTATTGTTTTTCGTTTTACGCGCCCCTTTTGGCAAGGGTGACGAACGGCGAAACGGTCGCACTGCCTTTGTAAGGAGTGAGCGGTTTCGTCCAGATAGGTTTGCCGTCAACCCTGTAGATGAAACGGAACACGTTTTCATCGTAAAGGAATCTGACGTGAATGGAACTTGCCGACTTAATGCCGCCCTTATCAATGAGAAGGTACTGACCGATATCCGCAAGGATGATGTCTCCGACTTCGCCTGCGGCGCTGCACTGTTCGATAGGTACGACAGGTCTGCCGAAGAGCGTGCCGTAGGGTTTCTCCGAAAGACCGCCTGCCGGGATATACACGGGTTTATCTCCGATTTTGAGCGTGTAAAGGTAAGGTTCAAGTTCTTGGTTGATATACCACACCGCATTCGCTCTGGAACGAGACCACAGTCTGTTCCACATCTTGATGAGGTTCTCCACGGTGATTGTATCCGTCTGGCTTGCCTCTTTCGCCACGGTCACGATTGCACCGCTGTTAAGGATGCCGAGCGGTTCGCCCTCGCCGCTACCCGAAAGGATGGCCTCGTCAATTTTGAACCCGAACTCTTCTGCGAATGCCTGACGAATAACGGCTTCGAGTGCCGCCGCGTCCTGCAAAAGTTCATCGGTCGCATAGCAAAGTCCCGTGAGTTTTTTAAGCGACAGTTCCATCTGCCTGAACTTGGGTTTGCTTGCGGTGATCTCGTCCGCTTCGCCTTCCCAGTAGGTCTGAACACCGCCCCAACGAGAGCCGTTTGCACGACTGTCTTCGTCAATGGCATTGATTTTCATGCCGTTTGCATTGGTGCTGATAGGAATCTTTTTGACCTTGCTTGCGAGAATACCCGTTTCATAGGTTCTCTTCAAGAGTTCGGTCACGAAATCCTGCTGTACAAGGAAACCGCCGTCCGAGGGAGTGGTTTCGTTAAGACCGCTTGCCGCTCTCGTGGAAAGTCTCTCGTCCACCTTACCGCCCGGCATTGCCGCTCTATATGCCGCCATGAGCTGTTCGCCGAAAGACGCGAATCTCTTTTCGTTGTCCTTGGCGGGAGTGGGTTTTACTTCGGGTTTCTCGCTCGAACGATCTTCGGGTTCGATAGCAAGAAGTTTTTCCGCTCTGCCGATACTCTCATCCCACGCACGGATTTCCTCTTCATACTTGTCGATGTCCTTCTGCTCTTCTTCGGAGAGGAAACGGTCTTCGGCTTCCGCCTTGTTAAGCACAGCCATCGCCTTGAGTCTTGCGTCCTCTCTCTTTGCTTTCATTTCGAGAATTTTCTTCATATTCATCTGTTTTCCTCCGATTAAATGATTTTGAATTTTGCTTGCAGGTTCTTAAGTTTTTCCTGCTGTTTTGCCTTTTTAACTGCGTTTTCCGTTTCTTCCGCTACTTTACGTTGCTCGGTCTTATACACGTCATATTCTTGCATTGCACGAACACCGACATCGGTTGCCGTGTATGCCGGAAACGTTACGGGCGAGACGTCAAACAAGCGAACCTTTTTGAGTTCTCTCGTATCGATTCCGTCTTTGGATGACCACTCATCGTCTTCCACTACAAACCCGATTGACATCTGCGAAATGTCCCCACGGCGGATGCTCGTGGTGATGTCCCTTGCCCAACTCGTATCCGGCGGAGTAATGCAGACACGGAGTCCTACATCGTCTTCTACAAGTTCGAGCGTTCCCGCTCTGTTTCTGCCGAGTACATAGTTTGGATCGTGATTGAACAAAGCGCGGATATCGTCTTTGCCGATACTCTCCGCAAACGCGCCCTTACGCACTTTCTCTTTGAAAGGGAAAATGCCGCCCAAGGTTTCAGACCACGAATCGAAAACGGCGGCGTGTCCTTCGATACACGTTCCGCCGTCACTTTCGTTTATTCTTATTTCCTTTAGCGGGAGCATTCGGAGTTCCTTTTTGTTCGTTTTCTTCTCCATTGCTACCTCCTTCGTCTGGATTGTTTTGTTTGTTCTGCTGTCCGACCTGTGCCGACATCATCGAACCATTGACGAGATAATCGTCACCGCCCTGTTCCGCCGGGACAAGACTCATATCTTCGAGCCGCCTTATATCATTGATTGACAACCACCCGTTTTGCCGCCCAATTGAGTAGCCTTCCATTCGGGATTTGTAGTCACCACGCAATAGTCCGTCCACATTGAACTTGGCGAAATACAAAAGCCGTTCTTTCTCGTCAAGGAGTGAACGGCTTATCTCTTGCTCCCACCTTACAAGCCACGGCCGTATGGTGTGCTGAACAAACTCTATAGATTGATGTTCTATATTGGAAAAGGTTGCCCTTTCAAGGTCTCCGACAAGATGTGGCGGAACACGGAAAATACGGCATATCTCGTTCACTTGGTACTTTCTCGTTTCCAAGAACTGTGCGTCTTCGGGTGCGATGCCTATAGTGTGGTATTTCATACCTTCTTCAAGAACCGCCACCTTATGGCTGTTCCGTGTTCCCTGATACACCTGATTCCAAGACTGTCGGAGTTTTTCGGGATCTTTGAGTGTGCCGGGGTGTTCCAACACACCGCCCGGTCTTGCTCCGTTGCCGAAGAACTTCGCTCCGTACTCTTCCGTTGCCAAGGCGAGTCCAACCGCCTCTCTTGCTTGCGCTATGGGGCTCAAGCCTTTCACTCCGTCTATGGACATCGCTTTGATGTGGAAGATTTGGTCTGGTCGGTAGACATAGGTTTTGTTGGTTATTTCGTCCGAATAGGTGTACTTAATCTTACCTGTGGTGCTGTCGCGTTCCACCACCATTTGGTTCGGCTTTAAGTACCACAATTCGGTCGTATGACCTTGTTTTCGGATGATTCTTGCGTATGCGTTACCCCACAAAAGGAGCGATGTCATCATCGTTTCCCTGAACTCGAAACTCGTCATCTCTTCGTTCGGGAACTCATAAAGGCAAGAAAAAAGCGGATGTTGCTCCGCCATTTCATTCTTACCGCCTTTGCCTTTCTTAAATAGGTGTAGCGGTAAACTCGCTATTGTCTCCGCCAAGATCTTCACGCAAGCATAAACGGCGGAAGTTTGCATCGCCCGCATTTCGTCCACATTGATGCCGCTGTTGCTGTTGCCGATAAAGTCGACATCTACACCCCTGATGAACTCTTGCATTTCCTTTGATGGTGCTGTTCGCTTCTCTTTTTTAGGAGCGTCTCTGCTCCGTCCGAATATTCCCATTTTACCTCCATAAATGCCGAACACCGCCTTTGTTTTGGCGGTGTCCTTGCTTGGTTTTTCTATGTTATACGATTGCGGTGTATCTCGGATAGGAGAACCCCTCGCTATTGATTAGGATTTTGTAGTTTCTATCCTTGCATTGGAGTGCTATCATGTGCCACACCCCGTCTTCGTCTACTCGCATAAGGTCTTTATTTTCCTGTACCCATTTACAGTCTTCGAAAAGGTCGTTCGCCACCTTGTCGAACTCGGCTGCGGTCAGGTGGATTGTTTTCTCCACCTTAACTTCCGCTTTCGGCATTTCCTTGCCGTGCATGTATTTGTATTCGGCTACCGCATCGTGCCAGTCCTTTATGTTTGCTACCTTTCTCACGATTATTGCTTTCATCTCTGCCACCCCTTATTTATTCGTTTTGGCGGCTTTCCTGCCGAGTTCGTAGGCTTCTTCGAGCATTGCCTTTATGCTCCACACACTCATTTCGATGAAGTCTTCGCTGTCGCTGTTTCGGGTTTCGAGGTCACCTCTTTCTTCGATGCTGTATGAGTTCTTTTTTGCGATTTCGATGAGTTGTTTTTTCATTGTTTTGCTCCTTTGTTTTTGTACCTACAATATACCGTAAACAATCGAAAGAGCCCAGCGAAAACGCGTGAAAACACAAAGAATTAACAAACAAAAACAAGGACTAACCCGCCCTGTCGGACGGTTGGATTTTTTGTCTTTTTCGGTCGTTTTTAGTCCTTTTTTAGCGGTTTGCTATCGATAAGTGCCATTAGCGTATTGTCGATTGCTTTCCATTCAGCATTGCATATCAGCTCGGCATATTGTCCTTGCATCTGGGCGCGATACATCTTTGCCTGATGCTTGGCGAACTCGTCTGCTATGATTTCGGGAGCGTGTTCTACATCGGCGAGTATCGTTGCTTTGAGTTCTTCGACCTTGGCATCGTACGCCTTGTTCTCTTCTTCGGTTGCGTGGGTGTGGAAGCCGTGACTGTAGCATTTGAGTGTTCTGAAGATGTCCTTTTGTTTTGCCATTGTTCTGCCCTCCTTATGCCACCGTGATGTATCCGTTTTCGTCCATCGTGTATCCGAGTTTGATACCATTTCTTTTCGCGTAGTCGATAAGGACTTCGATTGCCGTTCTGTAGTCTTTGACCGCGTCCGTGTATTTCACTTTGTTGTAGTAGTTATGGTCTCTCACCAGTGCGTTGAGCTTGTTCTTGCAGTAGTTGCGGATTTCCTTTTTCGTTTCCATTTTTATGCTCCTTTCGGCTGTTGCCCTTGCTTTGTTTTTGTACCTACAATATACCGTAAACAACCGAAAGAGCCCAGCGAAAACATGCCAAAACACAAAGAATTAACAAAGAAAAAGGGCTTTGTTTTTGCCCTTTATTCGATGGTAAAATCTTCGATTTTCTCGTACTTTCTCTCTACCATTATGCCCTTTTCTTCAATGTACTTTTCCATACTCTCCGTTGTCGGGAACTTGGCAAGCATCTGAAACCGCGTTTTAGGATCGGTGTACACGATTAGTTTCGTATATCCACCTTTCACCGCCTTTTTGTATTCCTTTTCGTCATCGATGATTCCCACCAGTGCCGACATAAAAAGTTCGGAATCTATCGGAAGATTCGCATAAATGCCCGTCATCGGATATCTCTTGTAATATTCGACCGCAGTGGCTTTGAGTAGTTCGTCCATTTTTCTTCTTTCTTCGATTGTTCCATCGAAGTCGATGTCAGCCGCTCCGCCATCACCGCTGTCATTATACCATCCGACTTTCTTGCCTTTATAATAGATGCTGCCTTGAACTCCGTCCCAGTCTCTTCCCCGAAAAGTTCTTATGCCTTTCAAGGTAAATCCAAATATGCTTGCCATTAGTCTTCCTCCGTTTTTTGGTCGTACACTTCAATGGTTATCTTCATACCCGTTCGGAAGCCAAGTCTATATGCCCTATGCTGTTCGTTTCCCATTCGTTCGATGACTTCTTCCATAAACTCGTTAAGGAGTGTCATCTGCTCTTCGGATAGGCTTTCTTTCAGTTTGGCATACAGTCGTTCTTCTTTTGTGGACGACGGCAAGGCTTTGTAAGTATCTCGCCCGATGTTCTGTCCGTCATAGATTTTCTCGATTAAACTCATTGATTGTTCCACCTTTTATTTGGTATCACAAACAATAGCGCGTTCGCCGAGGAAAGTCCAGACGAAAATGCCCCGAAACAAAAGAATTATCATTTAATCGTAGATTTCGACACCATCACGGATATGCTTGACCTGCACCGCCGGGCAGAGTTCCTTGTATCGTCTGACAATGACATCGCAATACTTCGGTTCGAGCTCTATGGCACAGCATTTGCGGTTCAGTTGTTCCGCCGCCACCAAGGTCGAACCGCTACCGCCGAATGGTTCAAGCACGGTATCCCCTTCGTGGCTGCTGTTGTAGATGAGTTTGGCACAAAGGGTTATCGGCTTCATTGTCGGATGATCGGCGGACTTGGACGGCTTATTGTCGAGAATGACCGAAGTCGGTTGCTCGAACAGTTTATCGATAAAGTCCACAAGGTCGGCTTTGCTCATTTTCCTTGCATTTAGCCTCATGTCTTCATAGACCGTTGAGAGCGTTCTGTCGTTGATGAAGTAATGCCCGGCACCCTCTTTCCATCCGTATAGGATAGGCTCGTGTATCCACTGATAGTCCTGTCTGCCAAGCGTAAAGTGGTTCTTATACCACACAAGGGTTTGCGCGTATTTGAACCCCGCGTTCACCATCGCCTTAATGAAGTTTACAGATTCTTTCGTGCTGTGGAACACATACACGGGTGCGCCCTTTTTTAGGTTTGCTTCCGCTGCCTTGTAAAAACTCAAAAGGAACTGGTAGAACTCGTCTTCGGAGAGATTGTCGTTTGCGATGTTTCTGTCTTTTCCGTTTATCGTTCCGCCGTAGTCCACGTTGTAAGGCGGGTCGGTTACCATAACATCGGCATATTTGTCTTCCAAGACCTTTGCGACATCTTCCTTTTGTGTGCAATCGCCGCAAAGCAGTCGGTGCTGTCCAAGTATCCATAGGTCACCGCGTTTGGTCTTCGGTTCGGCAATCTCTTCTATGGCTGTTTCCGCATCGAAATCGTCTTCGTGGACATTCTCCATGCTACCGCTACCGAACAGTTCCTGTGCCTCGGCAAGGTCAAAACCCGTGAGCGTGATATCATAACCGCTCCCGTCAAGGTCTTTCAAAAGGTTTGCCAACAGGTCATTATCCCACTCGCCGCTGATTTTGTTGAGTGCGATGTTGAGTGCCTTTTCCTTTTTTTCGTCAAGGTCAACCACCACGCAATCAACCTCTTCAAAACCGAGGTCTTTCATCACTTTCAGTCTTTGGTGACCGCCGACAACCGTACCCGTTCGCTTGTTCCATATAACGGGTTCGACATATCCGAACTCTTGAATACTTCGTTTGAGCTTCTCGTACTCGGCATCGCCCGGTCGCAAGTCCTTACGAGGATTGTACTCGGCGGCTTTGAGTTCGTCCACCTTTCTTCTCTCTATTTTCATTCATTCCTCCTGTTTTGGGTATGAAAAAACCGTTTGAATTGCTCCAAACGGTTCTTTCTTTTAGTTAGTCTTCATCGTCATCATCGCTGTCACCACGGCTATGCCAATACTCATCGTTATTGGGATTGCACTGGTTAGCGTGATTGTCTTGGTTTGCCCAGTAAGCAGAATTGTTAGGATTATGCTGATTGGCATAATCATCAAGTTGTCTTTGGCTGTGGGTATAACCAGATACTCCGCGTCCCTTGCTCATGTGTAGCACCTCCTTTTGAACCCATAATAAAAGCCACATACACTGCTGTGTGTAAGTGGCTTGGGTTCAAATCTATGGCACTACACACAACAAAACAAAGCAATCTTTTAATTGCCCTTGTTTGTATGGTGTAATGCATTTAACAATTTCGGAGGCACCTATGGCCTCTCTCCCACTTTCTCGATAACTTAACGAGAATTTCAACAGTTACCGATAGTTAAAAGGATTACTTGACTTTCAAAGAAGAAATGCCCAAATGAATCCGTAATGTATTGGATGTATCTCGTTTAACCTTGCAAAATTTCTTCATTCTTTGCGAGCAAGTCTTCTTTTACGCTGTCATTATATCAATTCTTTTAGTTTTTTTCAAGCCTTTTTGCCCTAAATCACGATAATTCCGCGTTCGTTATATACGCTATCGGTCGAGCCTTCGTTTCGAATTGCTCGGTCAAGCGCCATAACGGTCGCTACCGCGCCGTCTATTCGTTCGGTGGACTTTTCTTTGTCCATCTTGATGTTTCCTGCCGGGTCGGTTCGGACATACACGTTATCCATCATCCATCGGAGCGGGACATTCCCGCCGTGCGCTATCTTCTGCTCCAACACAAGTTTCATCAGTTCTTTTGTTGGCGGACTCATATCCTTAAAACCCTGACCGAACGGCACGACCGTGAACCCCATTCCTTCCAAATTTTGAACCATCTGCACCGCTCCCCACCTATCGAACGCGATCTCTTTGATGTGGTATTTCGTGCCGAGGTCTTCGATGAAGTTCTCAATGTATCCGTAGTGAATGACGTTGCCTTCCGTGGCGATTACCTGTCCACGACCGAGCCAAGTATCGTATGGAACGTGGTCGCGTCTTACTCGCAAATCTATCGTGTCTTCTGGTATCCAAAAGAACGGAAGAATGCTGTATTTATCGTCATCGGCTGTCGGTGGAAACACCAACACAAATGCCGTTATGTCCGTGCTTGACGAAAGGTCAAGTCCGCCGTAGCACTCTCTGCCGAGAAGTTTCTCCGCATTTACCGCAAAATCACATTTATCCCAAGCGTCCATCGGCATCCACCGCACGTTCTGTTTTACCCATTGATTGAGTCGCAGTTGTCTGAACAAGTTCTCTTCGGCGGGGTTCTCTTTTGCCGAGTTGAATGCCGTTTTCAGTTTGTCTATATCGACCGTGACACCGAGAGACGGGTTGGCTTTATACCACACCTTTTCATCTCCCCAATCGTCATCGTCTTCCGCTCCGTATATGACAGGATAGAACGATTTGTCGTGCTTTCGTCCTTCTATGATGTCTTTGGCTTTAGAATGGACTTCCCAACATATCGAGTTGCGATCCGTCCCGGCTGTCGTTATCAAGAAGAAAAGCGGTTGCTTTCGTGCATCGCCGGAGCCGTGTAGCATAACATCGTATAATGCTCGGTTCGGCTGTGCGTGCAGCTCATCGAATATGACTCCGTGAACATTGAGTCCGTGCTTGGTATAGGACTCTGCCGAAAGCACCTGATAGAACGAGTTAAGTGGCAAGTACACGAGCCGCTTTTGCGAAATTATCGGTTTGATTCGCTTTTTCAATGCCGGGCATTGCTCTACCATCTGACAAGCAACATCGAACACAATAGATGCCTGTTGCCTATCGGCTGCACAGCCATATACTTCAGCACCCCACTCGCCGTCACCCGCAAGGAGATAAAGTGCGACAGCGGCGGCGAGTTCGGACTTGCCCTGTTTCTTCGGTATTTCGACATAGGCTGTGTTGTATTGTCGGTATCCGTTTGGCTTTACGGTCCCGAATACATCCGATATGATTTGAGTTTGCCACGGCAACAAGTCGAAGTTTTTGCCGTGCCATTCCCCTTTGGTGTGCTTGAGCATATTGATGAAAGTGATTGCCCTTTGTGCAAGGTCAGGGTTGAATAGTTCGCCGTTTGGTTTTGTAATTATCTTACTCTCTCCCATTCAACCTCCATAAACGACAAGAAGAGAGACATCTCTATCTCTCTTCTCGAACACACAGTATATTATCTTTATTGTTTCTTTTTCCGCATTTCCGTATCTTCCAAGGCTCCTTTTAGGTATTGTGGATCAAGTCCGCAGTCGTGATACCCTTCTTCTATCGTCCTGTAGTACGATGCATTGGGGTAATCGGGCAAACCTCGGTTCATAATGTACACCATTGCGGTGACTTCCGTTCCGTCCGACATCGTCACTTTGATGTCTTCCTTGCGGTAAAGGTTCGGATACCCTTCGTATCTGTCGAGTGCGGCCTCGTCTCTCGGTTGTATTTCCCATACTCCAACGGGTACTTCCTTACCGATCTCTGGCTCTATTGTTGCCACACACCTAAATGTCAGTTGGTAGTCCATTATCGTACCGATACCGAACACCTTGGCGGTCGGACACCTACGAGCCATTTGCCGTAGGTTCAGGTTACTGCCGTAAGCCACATAAAGTCTTTTTTTCATAGATTTTATCTCCTTGTATTTCATAGGGTGGCTTATGCGGCCACCCTGTTAGGTCTTCCGTTCTTGAAGGCGATGTCTCCGTCAAGGCTTTCGAGCAGGAACTGTCTTGCAGTCTTGAACTCATCGCCTATCATTCCCATACGGAGTAGCCAAGTCCGCATGGTGTATTTTTCGTTCGTGCTTGCTGTCTTTCTTGCGCTTGCCGCGTTTTGCGTCAGTGCTTGGTGACTGATTGCAAGGCACAGTTGTATGTAGGTCTTTATCTTACCTGCGTGGGTTGTTCCGTTGAAGCATCTGAACTCTATGCCTTTGCCTTGCCATAGGCTATGCAGGTTGAGTGCGTGGTAGCGACTGATATCGTAGTGGGTTGTTCTTCTCGATGCTCCGTTATACCATAATCTTTCGATGCCCGATTCGGTTGTCGGTTTTCTGCGGTTCAGGTTTGCTACGAACCCCTCTTCCGTTTTTTTGCACCATCTGTCCGCGCGGTTTTGGCTTACTCCCAAGGCTTTGAAGAGTATGTCTTCTTTCGCCGTCATGATGTTTACAAGGTTTCGTAGCGTCTTTGCCGTGTGATTCGTTGCATCTACGTGTACGTGGATTCCGCAGCTCGCGTTTGCTATCGCTCCGTTCTTGCGGAGCAGTCTCACGATCTCTTGTAGGGTTTCGATGTCATCCCATCCGAGTATCGGTGTTACGAGTTCGCATTTGTATTCATCGCTCAAACGGTTGTCGTTTTTGTCTCTTGCATCGATGCTGCTGTCGTACATCGCCGTCCATTTTCTGCCGTCTCTATCGCGCACCGAGTATTTATTGTACCCTGTGCCTTCATAGGTTGACGTTGTTTCGAAGTAGTCAGCGATGACTTTTGCCGCGTCTCTTCTCGTGATGCCTGTGAGCTCGATTTCGACTCCGAATTTTTGGTTTTTCATACTGTGTGTTCTCCTTTTTCGGGGTGCTTTCCGCACCCCTGTTTTGTAACACAACAATACCGTAAAGGTTTGAAAGAGCCCAGCGAAAACGCGCCGAAACACAAAGAATTAACAAAGAATTTTTAAGACTTGTAAAAGGAGTTTTTATACCGCCCCGTCAAGGTCGATTAGGTCTACCGTTTTGCGGATTTCGGCAAGCGCCGCCGTGTAACTTCCGCAGTTTTGCACCCTCTCCCACATATCGTTGTAGTCGCTGATTCGTCTCGCCTTGCGGAGTGCGTCCCTTGCTTTTCCGATAATGAAGTAAATGTTCCCTTCCGGACCTTGACTATGGATTTCAACCCTTGGTTTGTTCATAGTTGTCACCTCCTATCAAGTCAAACAAAATACCGTAAAGGCGATTGAAAGTCCAGTATATAATTTGTCAATTTCGAAACTTTTCCCGCATTTTGCGAATTCGCCTTGAAACCTGTGCTTGACTCATACCCACAATTTCACCGATTTCTCTTTGTCTCTTTCCTTGACGGATCTCTCGAAGTATTCTTTTGTCTTTCGGGGTTTGTTTTTCCTCGAACTCTTTTAGCATAATTCGAGTGATGATTTCATCTTCGCGCTGGCTTTCGTCTTCTATGACGTCGGCAAGAGTAAGTACGCTGTCTTCGGCGTCCCTGCCTATTACCATGTTCAGCGATACTTCGTGCGGATAGTGTTTGCTCGTTTTTCGGATAAACATCAGCATTGCGTTCCGTATGCACATAGCCGCGTATGTACTGAATCGGACACCCCTGCTTTCGTCAAAGGTGTCCGCCGCCTTGCATAGTCCGAGCATTCCCTCGGAGATGATGTCTTCCTTGTAGTTTTCTTTTATGGGACCATCACCGATTTTTCCGTACATATGGTAGACGAGTCGCATATTGTCCGTGATGAGCTTATCCCTTGCTGACGGCATCGTTTAGTTCCTCCGCTTTATCTACGAGTTCCCAAGCAAGGAAGTCCTTTCCGAAATGTCCGCCAACTGCCGTTTGTTCATACACAGGTTTCTTAAGGTCGAGTTTTTCAATCGTTCCCGCTACCGAAAGGTCAAAGACCTTTTCGATTGCTTTCTTGATGAGAACTTCGCTGACCGTTCCCGTGTAAAAGGTATTGACGTCAACGCTGGTCGGTTTAGGAACACCGATAGCATAAGAAAGTGCGACTTCGCACTTTTCTGCAAGGTTCGATGCAACGACGTTCTTTGCAATGTACCTTGCAAGATATGCGCCGCTTCTATCTACCTTGCTTGCGTCTTTACCGCTCATCGCTCCACCGCCGTTATGAGCGATTCCGCCATAGGTATCTACCATAAGTTTTCGCCCGGTCAGTCCCGTATCCGCAACGAACCCGCCGATTACGAATCGACCTGACGGATTGACAAGGAGTTCGGTCTTGGAAATGTCGTACTCCGTAAAAACGGGAGCAATTACTTTTTCCTTGATTTCCTCTGTCAACTCTTTCAAAGTTTTACTTTCTTCGTGCTGCGCAGACACAACGATGGACACGATTCGAGAGAACCTGTCCCCGTCATACTCGACCGATACCTGACTCTTTCCATCGGGTAAAAGTCCCGCTATAACACCATTAATGCGACATTCGGTAAGTCTATCGGTCAATCGATGAGCGAGTTCCACCGGGAGCGGCATATAATTTAAGGTTTCGCTTGACGCATAGCCGTAGACGATGCCTTGGTCTCCTGCACCCTGTTCTTTCTTGCCGACCGCGCCCGCAATGTCCGTACTCTGCTTATGAATGCGAACTTCGTATTCGATGTCGTTTGCATCGTAGCCGACTTCGGCAATCACACATCTTGCAATGTATTCGTAGTCGACTTTCGCCTTGGTCGTAATCTCCCCGGCAATAAAGCACTTGTTATGGGCAAGCATTACTTCGCAAGCCACTCTGCTGTCTTCGTCTTGTTCCAGACACGCATCGAGAATGCTGTCCGCAATAAGGTCTGCAAGTTTGTCGGGGTGACCGCAAGTCACCGACTCTGCCGTGTAGATATGTTTAATCATTGATTTGTCCTCCATCATCCCCCAACGGAAAGTTCTATCCATTGGGACTTTTGCTTGTTCTTCTAATTGAAATCTTCGCTCATAGTCGTGAACCGTGCGTCCGTTCCCCTTGAATGAAATCGGGCTATCCAAGTCCCATTCCAATAATTTCGCCCACAGTTTCGGGTACTGTTTTCGCAGCAAGCGTAGCTGCGCCGTAGATTGGTTATGGCAAAACCAACACCCGCCACGAAGCGATGTTTCGTAGGTCGGACTTAATAGTCCATTCTCTTCGCACCACTCTCGACACATCTTTTCCGTCCACCCGTATTCCACGAGCGGACTTCTTTTCGATTCGGTCAGGTTATGAAATCGTTTGGGTTCGTCTATTGCTATTCCGATATACACAATCGCATTTCTCTGCACCTTTTGAAGCACGGACTGTTTTAGCCGTCCCGTACACCAATTCCCCTTTTGCATTGGAAAACCATATATTTTCCCCGCATATAGACTCTTTTCCCCGTTACTTACAGAATAAAAGTAGTCTTCGTAGGACTTTGGCGATGAGATATGCTCAACTCGGATTCCATACTTTTCATAGATGATTTTGTCTGCTTTTTCTTTGAAAGCAACCATTGGCGGAAGATCCGCGTGTATCGTATCCGTTGCCATTATCTCCACGTGGACAATTCTATCGAGCGGAAGACTGTATCTGTGTATGACTTCGAGCATTGCAAGGCTGTCCTTGCCGTAACTAATGCTTGCTATATACTCCATTACTCGATTTCGCCTAAAAATAAAGCCTTGAAGATTGACTCCAAGACTTGAACCACTATTCCGTTGCCCGCTTGCCTGTATTGCTGCGTTCCGCTTATCTTTGCCGCAACGATTTTGTCTATCTGTTCATCTTTCCACCCCATAAGGCGAAGACACTCTCTCGGTGTGAGCTTGCGGATTCTCACATTCTCGGTGATCACCGCGTTTCCGTCACCGCAAGTCAAGGTATGCGCTACTCCGTTACCCACTCGACCACGCTTGGTCTTGCTGCCGGGATATGTAATGTTGACATAATCGCCGGGTCTTGCTTCTTCGTAGCCTTTCTTGTTTGCCACCTTGACTTTCAGATAGGACTGTTGCGTTTGCCCTGCCGATGCTTGTAGTGCGGGAACAATCTCTTTTTCGGTTCGTTCTCGCGTAATCGTTCCATCGCCTGCTTTGTGTCCCCAATTGTTCGGTGCAAGAACCTTGACATCTTCGACTTCGAGTTTTAACACAGCAGAACTCCCGGACGGAGAGCTGCATTGCCCTGTAAGCGTTGGGGCAACATCTTTTATCTCGGTCTTGTTATAAGCCACGAACATCTCCGGGACATACCCTTTTTCTTCGATAAATTCGTTATATCTTCGGCTTACATAGTCCTGTTTGTCTTCTTCAATCACAAGATTGTCCTTTTGAACCGTGGTCAAAGCATTACAAAGACCTTTTTCGTTGATTTCAAGTCTCTGTTCGGTCGGCACTCCCGCCGTTCTGTCGGACGGATCTTCGGGGTTTCTTCCACGCATCGCCCCGACAACGGGAAGAATTGCTGTCTTGAACCCTTCCGGTCGAGTAGTAAGAGTCGGACACACTCCACTCTTGTTCACTTTCTTATTGAAAGCGTCTATAGTATCTCCTACTTCGCACTCGTTCTCTTTCAGCGTTTCGAATGCTTGCTTATAAAAGCGTTCTTTCGGCTCGGCCGTATCGATGATGATAGGAGTTTGACCGCCGCCTTTGCCCATCGCCTCGGTGAGCGTTGGACTAATGCCGTCCGTTCTCGGTGTTTGGTGCTTTTGAAGTCCACCAAGCACGAAGTCTTCGGCTATTTTCAGTTCGGTGTTGCCACCCTGCTGACAATGCACGGTTGGAGCGATGCCGTCAGGTTCATACACACGCTTGCTGATATCGTGCATCTTGTCCCACTTACCGCCTACAACTTCTCCGACCTGCACACATTGCGGTCCGCGCCAATCTCTTGCAAGAAGTGTATTTGCGAGCCCGCCACCGGGGCGAATACTGTCTCTTCGGCTGTTAAATGTCGAACGAAGTATGCTCCGTATTGTGCTTTCCTTAAGATAGAACCTTTCATCGACCGTTTCATCAATCATATCTCGCAGACGAATAGTCAATTCTTTGGGCTTTGGAAACACAAAAGGCTTGTGCTCACCCCTGATAGATATGCAGAAAACCCGTTCTCGGTTCTGCGGAATGCCGTAGTCCTTGGCATTCAACACTTTCCAATAGTTTGTGTAGCCGAGTTCGGCGAGAAAATCGAGCCATTTATCGAAGTCCGCCTTGAACTTCTTGCTGACAAGGTTCTTGACGTTCTCAAGCAATAGGTATTTCGGGAGTGTTCCCTTTTCCGATGCAACACACAGCAAACGCTCGACTTCAAACAGCAATCCGCTGCGAGTTCCTTCCTTAATGCCCGCACCCTTGCCTGCGACCGATATGTCTTGGCACGGAAACGAATACGTCCAAAGGTCAGCGTCCGGAAGTTCTTCTATCTTGCGGATATCTCCGAGATTGTTGGCTTTTCCGTGCATTGCTTCGTAACTTTGAATTGCGTATTTGTCTATCTCGCTTATCGCCACGACTTTATGTGCAATACCGATATTCGTTAGTGCTTGTGTTTGCGAACCGATACCTGCGAACAGTTCAATCAGTCGCAACGGATTTTCGGCTGTGTATTCCGTCATGCTTTACCCCCTAATAGTTTTTCCATAATGTCATCGTTGGGGTTTGTTTCGTCCCACTTCGACAGTTTGCTTTCTCTTACCACGATGTAGATTTTGCTCCACACTTCGTTGGTTTGTTTGAGATACTGTTGCGCCATACCCACGAACGGGGACGGCATCGGCTTGCCGTTCTGGTCTTTTACGAGCAGCCCGTGCTTGGTGTTCATATCTTCGCATTCAAGCCATCTCGCTTTGCAAAATGCGTACTCTTCCAAGTTGTACGGCAGTATTCCCTGCGTACACCCGATGCTTTTCAGCCATGCGTACACGGTCTTGTATATCTCTTTTGCTTTGGCTGATAAATAAGAAGGCGGTTCGCTTGGCAGTTCCAATCCGTTGTCGGTTGTGAAGTTCACGACTTCTATCGGACGCTTGCCGGGATTGCCTTCCAGTATCTTTTGCGTGACCGCTTTCTTCGGTCTTCCCGCGCCCGGTCTTGCTCCACCGCTTGCCATACTGCCTCCATTTTGAATTTTTGATTTTTGCTCTGTTTTTTTGATTGTTTTGATTTCCCGCGAAATCAAAAAGGACGGCTCGCCGTCCTTCAATACTTCGTATTGGTTTTGATTTCTTTGATTTTTCCGTTTGATTTTTGATTTCGCGTTTTTTCGCGTTGGACTGCGGCCCCGCTCTTAGGGTGGAAATCGTCAAGTTTTCGACTTCCCCCTCCCCGGCGGTCAGTCGTACTCTCTCGGCTTCGGTTTCCACCTTGAGCCTTCCTCGGCGCTCTTGCGTGAGTGACACGACCAACACAGGCTTTGCAGGTTGCTCGGAGCGAACCGCTCGCCGCCTTGCTTGATGGGAACGATATGGTCTACCATTGTCGCTCTCGTCCTTTTACCCGCTTTCAAACACTCCGCACAAAACGGGTGCTGATTGAGTTGCTGCTTTCTCGCGTGCAACCATTCGGGTGTCTTGTAAAAGTTCTTCGTGAAGTTATCTCGTCCGTACTCGTTGTATTGCTTGTCTACGAGCCGCTTGTGTTCTTCACAGTATTGCCCGTCCACGAGCTTTGGACAGCCGGGATAACTACATGGTCGTTTTGGTTTTCTTGGCATATTTATCTCCTGCCTACACTCTTATTATATCTGCCGTTTGTCGCGTTTTGGCGGTTTTTGGCTCGGTCGTGTCGCTTTTTATAACTCGGCTAAACAGTCGCTTATAATGGCTATCGCTTTATCTCTTCTTCTGGCGATTGCATCTCGTCCCAAGAAGAACCGCTTGCTCATCTCTCGCAATGACATCTTTTGCAGATAATATTTGCGGATGATCTCGTCCAGTCCGTTAGGAAGTCCTGCAATACAGTCTTCAATCGCCGTGATACATACAAGAGTTCTATCTTCGGTCAATCCTTGTTTTTTCTTGTATTCCGCTATGGCTTTCTTGGCCGTATAGTTCTCCAAGTATTCCTTGATTTCAGTCGTTGTCATTGCAGTAGTCCTCCATTTCCTTTCGTCTTTTTTCTTCTCTTACACGCTCGTCCCATACCCAATCGCCGTTATCTATGGGATTGATTTTGCTTTTCAGCCAACTTCGTATCTGTCCGCAGTCTTCCAAGTTTTCGTTCCAATCGTCTTCGAAACAGACTCCGCACAAATCCCACATTTGCATCGTTCCGAACTTTTGCCCCTTATAAAAGAACAGCAAAAGCATTTTATCGGCGGTTTCGTCATAGTACTTCCACTTGTAGTTATATCCCCAAAGTGTGCGACCGCCGTCATATCTGGATTCTATGTAATTTTCGCAAGCCTCTTTTATGTCGGCTTTCGGCATAGGCAGTCCGAGTATTTCCTCGTAATCGAATTCCGCCTCTTCCGTTATCACCACTTTGTTGATGTCTGCCATACTACTCCTTTTCAAACGCTTGAATTATCGCTTTTACCTCGCCCACGCTTTTTACGACTACCGCATATCCGCCCGCTTTCAATATTTGCCGAATCGTTTGCTGTTGCAGTGCCGTTGCCGTGTTTTTACCTACCTTGCATTCAAGACCGATGAATCTGCCCTTATAACAGACTATCAAATCCGGAATTCCCGCCGTTCCGTACATACCGCCGTGTTCCTTCCAAAAGAACAGATTCGGAACTGTCTTCAAGTAATTGCTTATCGCTTTTATCAGGTCGCTTTCTTTCATTTCGTCTCCTATATATCCACCGTCACAACCGTCATCCGTCACTTACACAATCATCTCCCCTATACAAAAGTACCGTCATAACCGTCATATCCGTCATAAATGACACATTACCAGAATGACAGTAATCCCTCTTATTAGGGAGTATGTTTTTGTGACGGTGTGACGGAGTGACAGTGTGACAGGTAGTGTTTGTATATTGTTGTTTTCCTGTCACTCGCCGTCACTTTTCCGTCATTACCCGGTCGAATTCGACCAGTTTAACCGTCTCGATTTCGATGCGGTTACTCTTCCGAATCGTCATCGCTATCGAATATCGCTTGCTGATACGTTGGTTTATATGCCTGTCTTTTACCGAAATAATGCACTCTGCTCGAACCGCTCCGTTTCATCGAGTGTTCGATGCCGTCATAGTAGAGCTGCGTCTCAATGTTCATTATCTCTTTGCCGAGAGCGGCGGTTGAGTAGATACACGGACTTCCCGTCACGTCGTACACAGCCTTGATTAGGTCTGTTGCTGTACCTTTCCAACCCATCGGATATTGTTTTATAAGGTCTTTTACAGTTTTCACGATAGGATTGTTCTCGTACTCACGCTTTTTGCGTTTGCGTTCTTCTTCCTCTGCCGTTCCGACCATATCCCAGCGATACTTCGTTTCATTAAAATGCACCATTACGTCTTGCTGACGAATATCTCGTCCCGTCATAAACAATACTGCGTTTTCATCTTTGCGCTTTTTCTTGTAGATGATGAATATATTGTCGGTGACGCCCATAATGCCGTTCGAACCCGAAATCATATTGAACACGTCGTTTTCGTCCGCCATCTTGCGCAGGTGATGAACGAGTAAGATGCAAATTTTCTTATTGTCGGCATACGCTTTCAACACACCGAGTTCTCGGTAATCGGTCGCATAGGACATCTCGTCTTTCTTCGCCGAACCCCTTACTTTTTGTAAGGTATCGATGATAATCAGTTTTATATCCGGATGCTCCTCGAACTCTTCGTCTATCTGCTGAAGAAGTCCGCCATCCATACCATTGGCGCGTATTGCCAAGTAGAAATTGCTCGGCGCTTTGTCACCGTCAATCACCTTATTCAGTCGTTCTTTCAGTCGGAATAAACTGTCTTCGAGAGCAAGATACAGACAACTGGATTGATTTGTTTTATAGTCCAAAAACTCCTTACCACGGCTTATCGCCAAACACATCTGCATCGCCATCCAAGACTTGCCGACCTTGGACGAAGCACACAATATCGCCAAGCCTTGCGGTAGTACGTCCGGGATTAACCACTCCGGCGGTGGTATGTTCGCTATTTGCAGGTCGCTTGCCGTAACGCTCGCAAACCCGCGCTTGTATATTTTCCTTACTTCTCGCTTTGCCGCAGCGACCGACGCTTTTAGTTCTTCGGGGTTAGACGTCAAGAGTTCGTTCGGATCTTTCTTGTCTCCCGCCACGTTGAATACCACGTAAGGTATCTTTGCCGTTTGGAGTTCCTTTTCAAGCGTTTCGGTTGCCTTTTGTCCCGGTTCGTCATTATCCAAGCACAGCACAAGCGGAGCGTTCGGCTTTTTCGCCTTTACTTCCTTGACAAGTTTGTTTGCCCCACCGACACCGCAGAGCGACACCGAGACGCCGCCGCATTGCATGATAGACAAGGCGCAGAGCGGACTCTCCACGATAAAGACAGGCTCTTTGCTCGTTCCCCACAACGCTTTGCGATTGAACAGCGGCTCCGCACCCGCCTCTTCGTTTGTCGGTTTATAGAACTTTTTGTCCGCTATGCTCCGAGTTTGGTAGTATCGTAGTTCCGATGAGTACGGCAACACGATTGCGTTTCTCTTTACGTCATAGCCAAGACAATATTTCTTCACCGTTTCCTTGGTCAGTCCGCGCTTTTGAAAATAGTCGGTCTTGTCCGCGTCTTTGATGCACGCTTTCAGATAGTCTTTTATGCTCGTTCGTTTCGGACAATCGTCTATGTCGATATGGAACATCTCGGCAAGGAGTTTCGCCGCCTCTAACGGCTCTACTTCTTTCATCTTTGACGCAAAGGTTATGACGTCACCCGTTTCTCCGCAGCCAAAGCAAGTGAAGATATTGTTCTTGCGGTCAATCGAAAACGACGGAGTTTTTTCCCTATGAAACGGACACAGACCTTTATCTCTGCTATTCAATTTGACGCCGAATGTTTCTACCGCATCGGCTATTTTAACTTGGTCTTTGACCTTCTCGAAAATGTCCGTCATCGTTCCTCCGTTTTGGGTTTCCGGGCGGCGGACTTTTACCGCCACCCGTTGCCCGTCTTTTCTTATTCTTCGTCAAGCGCCGTGACCTTGGTTGCCATTGCCTTGACCTGTTCTGCCAAAGGAAGTACGTTCTTGAGTTCATCCTCGGTCAAGTTTCGGTCGACTGCGAACACCGCCTGCGAGTAGTTGATACCGCCGCTGTTCTGTGCCTTTTTCAGCGTGAACTTGGTGACTACGCTCACGGTTTTCCTTCCTTTGGAAAGAAGTCGCATTACGTACTTACTGAATTCGGCAAGACTGCCCGTCGGGAGCGAGAGAATAATCGGCAGAGCTTCGCCCTCGCGAAGAAGGTAGATCCTTCTCTTCTGCTTGCACGCTTTTGCCCCGTTCTTACCGCTACCGAACTTATTGAATTCACAGTCGGCGCACTGCTTAATTTCGCCGCTTTCCGCTTCGATTCCGATGCGCCCGTCCATCGAGCCGCAGTCGGGAGGATTGTTGCCGCCCGTGTACTCTTCCTTGTAGTAGCACGAGATGGGATGATGATACATAATCACCGCTTTGAACTCTTTCGCCGAGTCGGGACTTTCGGGATCGTCACCCGGTACTTCGTAGGCAAGACCTCCGCCTGCCGGGATTTTGATTCTCTCGAACGAGGGAGTCAGTCCGTCAAGTTCCTCTGCGAAGATCTCGCCAAGGTCTGCGCTTGTTCCAAAGGTAAGTGCCGTATTTTCTTTCTTTACGATTTCGTTTGCCATTGTTGTTTCGTCTCCTTAAATTAATATTTTTTCGATTTGGCAACGCGGATACTGTTCTTCTCCGCAATTTTTATGAGCCCGTCCAACCATTCCGGGAGTACGCCCTCATTCGCCGCAATAAGTTCCTTGACCGTTGCCGAAAGGGTTTGGCTGTTGATAGTGAACAAATCTTCGAAGCCGTTTTTCTTCATGACTTCCCATAGTTCGCCTTTCCTTTCGGGTTCGGGTGCCGGGTACTCTTGCGTGACGAGCGAGAACGTCGTTCCGTTACGATTGAACGAAGTCAACTCTTCCGTGGTCATCAAGTCGATCATTTCGGTTGTTACACCGTCAATCTCTTCATTGATGCCCTTGACCTCACGTTCGAGGTCGCTCTTTTGCGTCCGCAGTTCCTTTAGTCTGTCGGACAGTTCCAATAGTTTCGTATTCATCTGATACCTCCTGTTTTGTTTGATAGCCTTTTCAAGCGGAATACCTTTCTTCAATCGAGACGCGACCGTGCTGCGAGATACCCCGTATACCCTGCAAATTTCCGCAAGCGTGAACTCTTTCCCGTACATCACATATCGCTTCGTTCGGCTCGTGTTGCTGTTCTGCCTGCATTTAGGTATCCATTTGCAGTTATTCGGGCAATAATCTCCGTCATTGTCGATACGCTCTATCGTCAAACCGTCTTTGTATCCGTGCGACATTGCCCAGTAGAAGAACGTCTCAAAATCTTCCCACTCGGCACACACACTCACGCCCCTTGCGCCGTAATACTTGAAGTCTTTGCTCTTCGGATTAGCGCATCGCTGTTTCATATTCGCCCATATTCGATGCAGTCGCAGTTCTCCGTTCGGCATCGCCTTTTGCATCTTGCGGTAACATCCGCACGACATCGTGTGTCCGTTGACAAGGTCCGTTCCCCGTACTATCGCCGTTCCGCCACACTCGCACTTGCACGCCCACATCAAAGCCGTGTTCTTCCCGTGCGGTGGCAATGGTTCTATTGCCGTAAGCCTTCCGAACTGTCTTCCCGTCAAATCCTTAAACTTTCCCATGCAGTAATGTCCTCCAGTTATCTACCATCAGTTTCGCAATATCGCCTTTGTGCTTTAATGCGTTCATTATCTTTTCATCCACCGTGTTCTTCGCCACGAGATGAATGTATAGACACTTTTCTTTCTGTCCGATTCGGTGAATTCTTGCTCGGCTCTGCTCATAGTTCGCATAGGAGAAGTCCAACGAATAGAACACCGCCACGCTTGCCGCCGTCAGCGTTAGCCCCATTCCCGTGGTTTGCAGTTGCCCCACGAACACTTTTACATCCGGGTTCTCTTGGAAGTCTTTCACTTGCTCCGCTCTATCCTTCGTTGCTCCGTAAATCAACCTATAGCCCAACTTTTTCTTTTCGAGCATTGCTTTTATGGCTTCGATTTCCGGGACGAACCGTGCGAACACGACTACCTTTTTGTCTTCTTCCACGCAGCTGTCGATGATATCTTCGAGAGCCTCTATCTTTGCCGTACTTACTGTCTGCGGCTTGGCGGTTGCATCGTCACGGATAAACCCACCAGTACATTGCGACAGTCTTAAAAGCTGCGTCAAGATATTCCTTGCGGTCACTTCCGTATCGGCGGAGAGTTGAGCGTAGCAGTCCTCTTCTATCATCCGATACACCGCTTCGGCTTTCGGTTCGAGTTTTATCGTCCTCACTTCGTCTATGAACGGCGGCAAGTCGACTGCGTCCTGTATCTTGATTCGGAACGCTATCTTATGCACCTTTTCCACGAGTTCCGGGAGATGATTGTACCCTACGATTTGGTGGTTCTGGTAGCCGCCCATCACGGCATAGCGATTGCGGAATAAGTAGTAGGACGGTCCGAGTATCTCTTCGTCCAAGAACTTATACTGCGAGAAGAAGTCCAGCGGATTGTTCGTGACGGGAGTTCCCGTGAGTATGACGTTGAATTTGGTCTTCTTGCCGAGTTTATGCAGTGCCTTAGACTGCGCCGTGGTCGGGTTCTTAATCTTGGACGATTCATCGCACACGATCATGTCGGGATTCCACTTTCCTATCTCCGTTTCGAGCCGCCAAGCCGATTCGTAGTTGACGACTATGACTTGCAATGCCGAGCCGTTCATGTATCCAAACGCCGCTTTTTTCTTGGCGATCGAGCCGTCTAAAATAGTTAGCGCATACCGATAATCCGCAAACTTTTGGAACTCTTCTTCCCACACGCCGACTATGGACTTTGGTGACACAACAAGCACTTTACCGATACGCTTTTGGCTGTTTAATGCTCCTATTAGCGCAATAGTCGTGATTGTCTTTCCCGTTCCCATATCCATTAGGAACGCTACCGCTTTGCCAGTATCGAACTGTTTTAGTGCGAAGTTGTATGCCTTTACTTGGTGGCTATAAAGGCTGCCCTTTATCGGCGGTTTTATGGTCGGTTCGGCATTTCCTTTGGTGTCCGTGCTATCTGCCGTCAAAGCCTGTAATTCTTCGTCAAGCGTTGCTCCGAGCAGTCCGAGCGTTGCCACATTTTCTTTCGTGAGCGGTACTACCCAACACTTATCGTCCGCATCGTAGAACCTGTCCTGCATATCCTTAATGCTCCCTCGGTATGCGAATGAATCGTAGATGCGTATGGTTTCGTTAGATCGGACAGCGTACATTCATTCCCTCCCAATCGATAACCTTGACCATCTTCTCCGCGCCGAATGCGTTTATCATTCGTTCACTTTGCTCGTAATTGAACGGAAGACCGCCGAGCAATATTGCCGTTAGTTCCGCTTTGCTGATTCCAAACTCGATACAGAACAGCGACAGACTTCCGCATTCTTTCTTCACCATTCGCACGAATGGTTGTATATGTACTTTCATGACCTACCTCTCTTTGGCTCGCTATATGTTTGGAGAATGCCTTTCATCGTTTCAAGTTCTTCTCCCGTGAGCCTTTCTGTTAATTTTTCAAGGAGCGCGGTTTGCTTTTCGGAAAAATATTTCATTCCGAGATGGTATCCGTCGGTTATGTAAATGCCACCGCCATTCCCTTGAACCGTGTATACCGGGTAAGACAACGAAAGATACTCTATGTCGTATTTAATTGTTCGTTTGCTGACGCCGAATTCGTTTGCGAGATTCTCTACCGTGTCAGATCTGCGCCGGCACAACACTTCGAGAATTTCCATTCTTCTTTCCATAGAACTCACGTTGTCTCACCTCCCTTGCTCTTGATGGCTGTATTTTATCTGGCAAAGGTGCAAGGTTTTTGCACCTTCAAAAAAGTTTTTTCATTTTTTTCGATAGTTTTTTGGAATAAAAAAAGCCACCGACTAACTACTCTCCTATTCGGATTTCGTTAATCGGTGGCCTCTCAATACTGGTTTAACCTACCGCTTTAATGCAATTTGGTTGTCTTGGTTTTACATTGTCCCTGTTTCAGACCGACCAAGTTCCTTTCGCAAGTTTATTTAGTTAGAGCGTAACAGTTCTTGACCTTGCGGTGCGAACACATCCACTTGGACGTGACGTCTGCTGATTAGTTTTGAAACCGTTACCGTGCCGCAGTGCGGACACTTTATTCGTATAAGACCGTCTTCGCCTTGAAAGCCTACTATAATGTTTCGGCAGTTCAGGCACACCCATTTTATAGGGACATCGCCATCTTTAAAGTGCATAGTTGTTACATTGCCTCCTCTCTCCCTTTGATACTTCGGTTCTGGATTTTTTCTACTGCTATTGTGCGGTCGGGACTTCCTACACAGAAGTAGAAAAGCCGCTGTATCCTTCGTATACACACTCATCGGAACGGGGCTGTGTCCGTTGAGCTTAACGATTATTTAAGGCTGCAACAAGCGTTCGGCTATCATAGATAGGTATCCGTTTCGGCTTTTTGAATTGCGGAATCTCAATTTCATTTCCGCATTTGTCGCAGATAAATCTCCCCTCAGTTTCTTCAAGGTACATGTCCTTGTTAAGTTTGCCGCATATCGGGCATTTTGCATCATACGTCATGGCATTTCCACTCTCGTTGTTTCTTCGATTATTTCATCGCCATCTTTGTATCTCACGACTTCGTCAAAATCTCCGTTTTTATCAAACGTCCATATCATGTGCGCTTTGCACTTCGGACAATCAAGGCTGACGGGGACATCGACTTCGTACTCGATATCAAGCCTTTGGCCGCATCGACCGCAATGTTTTTGGGTTCTCATGTTATCCTCCTCTTTTAACTTTCTAAATTCTTAATTACTTTGGTTGCTACGCCTTGTATCTTGCACTCTTCTACTTCAATGTCTTTCATTCGTTTGTTCTCCGGGTGCAAAATAATCCTTCGGTTCGCTAAATCGGGGCGATAGCGTTTGAGCGTTACTTCATTGTCTACGAGTGCGACTACGATGTCGTTATAGTTCGCCGTTTCTTGTTGTCTGACAAGCACAAGGTCTCCGTCATGAATTCCTGCGTCTATCATCGAGTTTCCGCACACTGTCAGTAGGAAACACTTCTTCGCGTTTCCGACAAACGATGCCGGGAGTCTGACATATCCGTCTATACACTCATACTCTTCCGATAACGGTCCGCAAGGCACGTATCCGAGTCTCGGCACGGCAACAACGTTCGTTTCGGTCGCTCGCGTCACTTCGGTTTCGTATCCGCCTTCCCCTATTTCCAAGAGTCCTTGCTCTTTTAGATAGTCGATGTATATCGTTACGTTGCTCTTACTGCAACCAACGTTCTCAGCTATACACCGGATGGACGGGCTTGTCCCGTACTGACCGTAATACTCTTCAATAAAGTGTTTAATTTTGTTCGTCAAGTCTGGTTTCTTCGTTTGCATTCGTGATGGCCCTCACTTTTTCAATAACGGACGCTCCGTCCGTTTTTGATACCTCTATTATATCCATTTTCACTTTCACTGTCAAGAGCCTGAAAGGTATAAAAACAGGGGTGTGCAAGAACATGCACACCCCACTAAAATATATGTCATGATTTACTTAATCTATGATATTTTCGGTCGCAAATAGCGGACTGTTGAAGAACTCCACGATTTCAATGCCTAACCCTTGGCATAACTCAAAAAGAACGCGGACATTGACCGCCACATTGCGTTTGTGTTTGATATCCCCTATCGTTGTTTGATTCACGCCTGTAAGCATTGAAAGGCGGTATGCGGTCAAATGCTTTTCTTCCATCAGTTCCGTCAATCTCGCTGACAGGGCTTCTGCTATTGTCATGACTGCTCCTCCTTTTACTAAACTTTGGCTATGCATTTAGTATAAACTTTTTCTTTTTGAAAATACTGTGCGTAAGTTTAGTATTGCTTGATTTTCGCCCAGTATTTTGGTATAATCGTTTATGAGAGGAGCGAATTATGAAGACTGTGTGCGTTACCGGGCATCGGCCCGCAAAGTTGCCTTGGGGTTATAAAAAAGAAGGACCCGATTACGATGAGTATATCGAGTCCCTTGCTTGCACTATTGCTGATTATCTTGAAAACGGCTACGACCACTTTATTACCGGAATGGCTCTCGGCGTCGATATGGACTTTGCCGAAACAGTCATTCAATTTAGGGAGCATTACGACCTTGACGTCAAGTTGGAATGCGCTATCCCCTGTCCGAATCAGACCTTGAAATGGTCTCCCACCGAAACCGCTCGCTATAAAGAAATACTCGAAAAAGCGGACAAGGTCACGATGGTCAATGACCACTACTTCCGTGCCTGTATGCTCGTACGGAACGATTATATGGTAGACCACTCCGACTTGGTGCTTGCCATTTGGAATGGTGAGCAATCTGGCGGGACTTGGCACACAATTCAGTACGCGAAAGCCAAAGGCAAGCAAGTCGACATCATCAAGGTTGACCGCAAATAAAGAAAGAACGCGCTATCTGGGATTTCCCCAAACAGCGCGTTTTTGTTATTGATTTAATGAGGATAAAATGATTTTTGTTAGTTTATGATATCTTTGGTACAGCGTTTCTTCCTTGCTTGTTTCCCCACCGAGATCAAGTATTGCTTGCCCAATGATTGACTTCTTAGATGGTTTGCTGTTGTTAGGGACCTCTTCCCCTGTGGCAACGTCAATTATGCTTAATGTTCCATCGATAGCGGTAGTTCCATGATATCTCTTTCCTGTTAAACTTGAAGCAAAATCAACATCCTTGAAATGATGTCGGTTGGCACTTGCAATTTTTACACGCTCTGCTAATTGTTCGTCCGCAACTTCTTCTTTTGTTTGAACATATTTTCTTAAATTACACTCAAGACCATTGATTTTTGCAACCATTTCCAAGATACCATAAGCATCCTCTGGTGTCATATTATAGAATTCACGAATTCTTATCTTTCCCTCTATCTCATCCTTACTTCTCAAAGACGGATTTAGTTGGTCAATCAAGGTATGTACAGGGATATCCTTTAACCTATCTGTTACTTCGTATGTTGCATAAATCCTAAAACCAAATGGAGTGCATTCAGTTCGATTTAATTGAGCAACTCTTTGTTGAACATCATCTGCATAACCAATCTTAACCCACTCGCTAAACGATGGGTTTGTAAGTATGTATATATATCCTTTCTTTCCCTCGCCCATAGACATTGCCTCCATCAGCTAATTATTTGCGTATTTTCTAAAGTTTTCCGCTTGTTCCAAAACTTCCTTGTAAACCTCGTCTTGTGTTACTGGCGGATAATTATACTCGGCAAGTTTTAAGATAATATTTACTTTTAACTCTGCTTTTATATCGTCTCTCGCTGACCAAGCGGCATACTTCGCCTTGTCATCAACGATTTCCTTTATGTCTTTTGCGAGATTAAGCAAATGGTCCCTATCCGCCTCGCGATTTTTAAAAATCTCACCTTACATGCCCATAATCGTAAAACGGCCGTACGTTTGAAGGCAATTTTCCGCCCACTCCGCAACGTCGTCTATAAATCTATGTATTCATTAATTGTGTAGACTTAAAATGTTTTTAGGCACTTTTCTCTCATAAATGATTTTATAGCTTCTTCATCTCTTCCTTCGTAATACTTAACAAGCATTTTTTTGTATTCTGGAACAAGATTTTGAGGAACGACCATTAAACCACCTGCGTGCGAAATCAGGTAATGGTTTGCAAATATTATTGCCGTACGTTTGTTGCCGTCATTAAAAATCTGCGTTTTCATAACATATAGGGCCAATTCGATTGCAACTTGGACGACATCGTCACTACTCTTTATGATATTATCAATATCTTCTTTTACTTGATGCTCAATCGGAATAGGCGGAATATAAGATGTGCCACCTATTGTAACCGGTACTGCTCTGATTCGACCGCCTTGCTGATAAAAGCCTTCATTTACCAATCTTGCGATATATTGACAAACGTAATAATTTGTTTCTGATAGAATTACGTCTTTATCTAGCACAAATTCCCAAGCGTGTTTCAAGTTCAGAATCTTCTGTACATCTTCTGCGCTTACATTATTGACTTTTCCGTTGTCAATTATGAGTTCGGTATCAGGGAACGTTGTAGCAACCCCCTCCAACACGGCTTGGTCATAAATAATGGATTTCATATTCGCGCGCGCGAAATCAATGTTCAAAACAACATTTGCCGATAGTTCATCATGACTATAGCCATAAGATGCAAGTTGCTTTTCAATATCACGAATCGCTTTTTTAATTTCCCTTGCATCCTTTATGCTTTTTAGCAGCACTTGATGAAGTTCTTCGGAATATGGGCCGACGTATGTTGACGTCTTTCTACCCGCTTCCCTTTTCCTAATATAAAGATATTTTTTATCTGATACTTCTTTTATTTCAACAACTCCATCATAAGGGATAAGGTTAAGTCTTGCCTGATATTCAGCTTTAGTCCTTAACAACTCTTGAATCATTTCGAAATTGTTTTCCATGATATTTTACTCCTTTAATTATTTAGGGGACAATTTATAACTGAATTGTATCATTTTGCCCCCTAAATTACAAGTAATTATGTCAATAATTTTTCGTTTCTATTCGTAAGATAAGAAACATGTGATTTTGTTACAAACATGTTTCATCTATCTTTCAATTAAATTTCAATGTGTCATTTTAGCACTTCACTACTGTTTAATTTTCATTTGAAAGATGTCCTTTTTGCTTACATTAGTGTTCTGGTTTTTGTGAAAAATAAGCCCTATACTGATGACGTAATCAAAAGCGAGAGCAAACGAACGACTGTTGATTGCGGACTGAATTCAGATAAAGGTGGCCACCTTCCGGAACAAGTCGCAAGAAACGGAATGTTTCACAATCAAGACTTTATGATTACAAAACTACAACTTAATATACCAATTTCGCGCTTAGCTAACGGCAACACGGGCAAAGACAAATCACTATGCTGCACTATCGGTACAACGGGTAAAGGAGAATTTTTCAATGGCAAACAAATATGGCGAACGCAGATGGAGCGTGCCTTCCAAGAGAGCGAAGGACTACGCGTCGGAGCGTAAGAACAAGGTGCACGAACACGGTGCAAAAGAAGGCAAGCAACTCACGGATTACGAGGCAGGACTTCGCTCCGGATACTTGCAAGCACAATCGGATCACGCAGGTCTGTACAAGTACAAAAAGGCGCTCGGTGAAGGCAAATCCAAATCTGAGGCAAGAACAATCTCTCGTACTATCGGGAAGAAAAAATAAGGAGGAAATAAGCAATGGATAAGAAAATCTTTGTAGAAAGAGAAACTTACGAGAAAAACGGCAAGCAGTATTTTACATACTTCATCAAAGGCATTGTGCGCGGTATCGAAGCAAGAGTGCAACTTATGCCACCGGACTTCACGGGCTATACGGTTTTGGATATCGTTTTCGGCAATGAAAACAAAGCGGAACTCGTTGTAACACCCTACGAAATCAAGGACGAGAAAACAGGCAAAGTCGTTTCGGGCAACACCTATGGCGTACGTTCTTTTGACGAAGACGGCGAAGTTTACGAATGCAAGATTCAGCCGTTCAAATCATCGGACAGAGCATTGCTCAATATGCTTATCAGATAAATAAGCATCACGGAATACGGCTTGAAATACAGCCGTATTTCTTTCAAAAATCATGGAGGATTTATATGAATCAAGAAAAGAAAAACAGTATCAAATGGATTGCGACACTTATGGCAATCATAGTCCTTTTTGCAGGCGTCGGTGCAGCGCTGGGGCTTGTAATTCAGCAAATGAAACAAAACAACACCAACACTCCTATTGCATCGGGAGATGGCAAAGATATGTTTGAAGGTCAAATATATGAAATGCCTTCCGTACTTGCATTTTCGGCAGACGCAACGACTGCGGCAGACTCCGGTCATACGGCATCCGTAACTCTTACCGCAACCGTGCTTCCAGTCGAGGCAACAAACAAACTCGTGGATTGGAGCGTTGCATGGGGTGTTACAAAACAACACGGAAGTGAAAACGTCACGGACTACGTTACCGTAACTCCGAAAAGCGATGGTAGCAATATCGCGACCGTAACTTGCAAGAAAGCATTCGGTGACGATGAAATCATTGTCACGGTTACCACGAGAGAAGGCGGATTTACCGCAAAATGTCAAGTTTTGTACGTCGGTGCGCCCACTTCTATCAAAGTTACGCCCACAGGAGCAAAAACCATCACCGATGGTAAGTGGAACAACGCAAAAATCGTTGAAATTCAAAGTTCCGAGACCTACAATTTCAATCTCTCGCTTGACAATGAGTTTGGCCTTGTAGGAAGTGCGTTCACTCCCGAATACAAAATCTCCGCTGTTGCTTATGGCTCAATCAAGGTTAAGAAAGACCTTTACAAATCGGGCACCTTTCAAAGCACGGATTATGGCACGGTTGATTATGTTGTTCAGGACGTGTTTGAATCGGCAGGATACATTTGGACTTCGTTCCAAAAACCGGGTGGATTCAATTGCCTTTGAAGTGTGTTTCATTATGTCGCTAATTGACCTAACGTTATTGCTTTTTAGCTCATCTAAAAGCAACTTAAAATTGCCTTTGCCAAAATCGCCATAGATGTTTTCAATGTCTCTATGTAAATCTAGACGCCAAAAGTCAAACAAATAATCAAAAAATTGAGTCGCGCATTTGTCAGTTACAAAACAATCCAATCCATTGCAAGTTTAACAATAAAACCTTTTTCTTCGTTTACGTACACCATAGGCGCGGCAATGCTCATAAGGTTGCCGCATCTAGGGCAGGTAAAGTCAAAGATCGTTCTGTCAAGTATTTTGTTCTTCAATTTCTCGTCTTTGGATAAAACCACGCACATTCTTTGCGTGTGCAATAATGAGTGACAGTTGCTACATTCAAAATCAATTCTTCTTGTCAAATCGGTCATATTTTCTTCCTTCGCTAACAACTTCGTTTGCCTTTATAGTTTTTTTATTCTTCATTTTTTTTGCCAAAGTCGATAGGCAAATACTCTTTTTTCTCCCAATCGTAGAAAGGCATACTCTCCACGTCTTTGATGCTGTTCAGTTCGACATGGTTTGGATACATTTCCCACGGAGAATATGCGCCCCAATGTCCACTGACCGGATAAAACGGACTCGCCAAAAATCCATTTGACAAATCTTTTTTAACGCATACGTACACTTCAAACACTTTGTGAAAATTGTATATGTCTCCTAAAACGGAAAATCTTCAAGAAGTTCTATTGCTTTCATCTCAAGTTCTTTGAGTGTTGTGCGGTGGTTGAATCCGCCGTGATAATCTTGCTCGTTCTTGGCTGTGCGTATCAAAATGTTGCTGTACCATTCGTTGGTGAAAAATCGAACATCGCTTATAGAAACATAAACGCATTTGTTTTCCGCACTCTTGATAAATGCCGAAAAGCAGTAATGATTTCGCCCGACGTTCACAAGCTGCCAATGATTTTGCTTGCATATAGAGCGCAAGAAGTTGATGTATTTCGTTTGAAAACTTTTGTAGTCATCTCCCGTGTAGCAACCGGAAGAAAACTCATAGTCTATGTATTTTTCCAAGTCTTTAATCGTTGCCATTGCTGTTCTCCTTGATATATTTTTTGTAAATGTCATAGTTTTCGTTTCTCTCGTCCACGATTCCGTATTTGTCGTCAACGTAGTACTCTCCGACAAACCAGTTCATAACGCCCGTGCATAGTTGGCTTCCAACCTTGAAAACGTAAGAGTTGGTTATAGGTCTTGCAAATAAATAATTAGGACCGAGCAATATTGCCCGACCCGTCTTTCCGTCCAATGAGTTAAGATGTACTTTTACTTCTTTCGGTTTCATATTTTTCTCCTTTACGCAACGCGTTTAATGCCGCCGGCAAAAGCGCGGATTCCAATCGTGCCGAATTCCGAGCACCATTCACAGTCTTTGTTCCAAACGTAAGCAAGGGCAAAGTACATGTTGCCTTGATGCTCGAGAACGAAATCCCAATCTTCTTTGTAGTCGGGGATATAGAGAAAGTCGTAACATTCGCCAAATTCCAAGTATTCGTGCGTAACGGCATACACAAGACAGTCGTGCTCTTTCTCAAATGTTTCTATTTTCTCTTGCAATTCGGGTTCTTGGTATGTCCAGAATCCGCCAAATTCTTCGTAATAACAAACATCGTTGTGCTGCTCAAAGCCTTTGATGTATGGCTTGTAAAGGTTGAGAGTATTCATAATTTCAATCGCTTTTTGTTTCTTTTGTTCAATGGTTATGTTCATAGGTAATTCTCCTTTTAATAAATTTCAATTAAGCCGTTTTCGCATTCGTAAACGTTGTAATCGCCACAGTATCTGCCGTAGCGTTCGAGGTCAAAAAAGTCCAATAGGTGTTCGGGAATGTTATATCCGCAACAGTCCAGCATTTCTTTCCCGTAATCTTCCCAAGAAAAACCGCTCCAAAGGTTGACGTTATCGTCCCAATTCTCACCGCGGTTTTTTACAAGTTCTTCAAAATCGTCATAGTTTTTAACTTCAAGAAAAGCGCAAAATTCTTTGTATTTGTAATTGTTAGAAAGCACACCAGATTCGTAAAGCGTGTTGAATAGGTTTTCGGGATTCATATAATCCCAATTGACAGAACGGTCCGATATACCTTCGATGTCTTGTATAAACAATTCTTCGTCTATACCGTCCAGTTCAAAGCCTTCTCGTTTGAGTTCTTCAACGATTTCGTCCCAGCTATCATAATCGGACAAATCAAGCCATTTCGAACCCAAGGCTCTTTCGTTGCATTCGTTGTACGAACCCCAAGATCCGATAACTATACTTATGTTTCCCATTGTCAATCCTCCGAGATATAAATCTTAATAAGCGTGTTCCCGTATTCGATATAATGACCTTTGTCATCTTCAAACACGTCGTAAGTGATAACGGAAATCTTTCCGTTGTTGGTAATTGCATAGATGATTTCGTTTCTCTCAGGGAAATAAGCAACAGTATCAAATCTGATAAGGTTTTCACCGTCATTGAAATCGAAACCATCTTCATCAATGAATGCAATTTTGTTGAGTTCAATCATTTTTCTAACTCCTTTTTATTTGAGATTGCCGTTCGGCAGTGGGCAAGGAGCATAAGTCGAAACATTTCAAATGCGAATACTGTTGCAATGGAATATGTCAACGGCCAAAGCCGTTTGAGCGAAAAATAGTGTAAAAATAAAAAGAGCCAAACTATTATGAGTCCGACTCTATATAAATGCTCTCACAATATCTGCCGCTATTTTTCCGTGCCGTTGATATATTCGCTGACTTATGCGACGATAACCACCACGAAGGGCAAATAGAAATGAGTTAATTATGGTAATGGGTTCGAATCCCACTTAGCCGTGTAATGAGATTAGAACCCGTAAAATGATGAAAAAATGAGTTTGTGGGTTCGAATCCCACTCGGTGACGTAATGAGATTTGAACCCATAATTGTAAAAAAATGTACCCAACCGAACTTTTACGGGTTCAGTTGGGTACATCTTGGCGGAGCGTTAGTAACGTAAATCGAATTTTCATAAAGCAACTTAACGATATCTTGATTTTACAATACTATTCTTCAATTTTTCTTCTTAAGTAATCAGCTAATGTATTTATGCTATT